TCAAGCTTTCTTCTTTTCTGGCTGCTTCAAGGCTTCCCTTACCGTCTGACCGACCCGGCGGATGCTGTCCTCGTTGGCATGGGCGTACATCCGCAGCGTGGTGCTGCTGTCAGAATGCCCCAGCCGCGCGGCGACGCTGACTACATCGGCACCGTTGGTGATGGCAAGACTGGCGGACGTGTGGCGCAGCTTGTGCGGGTGGAAGTGCTCTATCCCATACCGTTTGCCAAATCGCTGGAAGTAACGAGTTGGAGTGTCTGGGTGCATAGGCTCCGGGCTGTCGTCCTGCGTAAACACCCAGCGCACCGTTACCAGCTGACTCCGCCGCAGCTCCTGCAAAAGCGCGGCCACGTCAGACGAGATGTCTACAACGCGGGTCTTGCCGTTTTTGGGCAGAGTCTCGTACACGCCCCGCTCGGAGGTGTACTGTAGATTCCTCTCGATGGTGATCGTGTTGGTATCAAAATCCACCGACTGCCATTGCAGCCCGCAGGCCTCGCCCCGGCGGCAGCCCGTATCGATAAGCAGCAGGATAAACGCCCGCCACTTGAGCGGCTCGCCATCCAGACAGCGCAGAATATACCGCGTCTCCTCTGCAGTAAAAGCCTTGTGCTCTGTAGGAAGGGCTGCATCCTTCGACTTCCGGGGACGCGGAACCTTGTCCATTGGATTCCGGTCTATCGTATCATCCAGCAAGGCAGCCTTAAACAGGTTATGTAGTACAGCATACACCTTTGTCACGCTGGCGAAGGCAAGCTCCTCTGACAGACTGGAAAGTAACGCCTTTATCATGGCCGGGGTGATCTCCGGCAGCAGCACATAGCCCAGAGCCGGAAAAACGTGTTGTTCTAACAGCTGTGTATAGCTGGCACGGGTCTTCTCTGCCAGCATGGCGGCTTTCTCAGGCAGATAGACAGCTTCGGCATATTGCCGAAAGGTTTTGATTTTGGCAGCCTCTACGGCCTCCGCAGCGGCCTTTTGCGCAGTCTCTTCACGGGTCAGCACTTCCCCATCCGCCAGCTGCTGCTCCAATTCAGCGGCGAATTTCTGCAACTCCCGCTGAATGGTGCGCTTGCTCCATGTCGGCTCTGGGCGGAAGGTGCGCCAGACACGTCGCCCTCGCCCATTGCTGACCTGCACCTCGTAGATGCGGTTTCCGTTTTTGTCAAGTTTCTCCTTGAAACTCGCCATAAAAATACACCTCCATATGGGTACACTTTGACAAGCCTGCCCGAAGGTGGTACAATACAGTTGTCTTAGGGCTGTATTGTTCCTCGTGAACAAGCTGTTCTTGGAAACGCTCTCGGTGCGCCAACACCGGGGGCGTTTTTTATTTTTGAGCCAGATCAAACAGATATGCGCTTGCTTCTCCAAGCTCAGACTTCTGGCCGTCTGTCATGTAAGGCAAATATGGTTCAAATGCCTGATGATATTTTTCTGCCCAGTTCTGTTTTGCCTTTGCTGTTTTCAGGCTCTCGATTTTTGCCTGATACTTTTCTTCCGTTCGATGAATGATTTCCTTTACAGCATCATCTCGGAAGCCAAGGCTGCGATACTTCTTCAAATCATCAGTAGTGCTTACCTGTGCACCGTACTTTTTGCACTTTTCAAGTTCCATCAAGCGTCCAACGCAAAAGTCATATCTTGTAAAAAAGGTGGCCGGTTCCGTGGTCGTCTGAAGGATTTTAGCGCTTTCCTGAGCCTGCTTCAGAAACTGTGGAGCCAAGACCTTTGCATTCGCGCGAGAATCAACAAGGCCAGTCTGCCCCATCCATTCAGGATTGGGATTATAGACCGATTCGAGTAGTCCTTCGCATTTATCACTATCTTGAGAACGAAATTCCTTTGCTCCCGCGATTCCTCCATATATAACGCAAAGAATTAGAAGAGAAACCCCATATGCTATAAATCCAAAAATGAGTGAAATCAGAAATCCGTCATCTTTGAGATCGGCAAGAAAAACCAGCACACCAATCAGAGCACAGACTATAGTCACTGGCTGTGGGATACTAGTGTACTTCGTTTCAAACTCAGATTCATCCATATGTGATTTCCGGGATGCTTTTGGGATTGATTTTGCTGTAGATTTATTACCAAATGCCACACGCGAAACAGAATGTGCCAATCGATTCATGCTTCGGTCAAACGATTTCGCAGCACTCGCATATTTTTTTGAATATCCAACCTTGTTCTTTCTCGACATATCAAGTTCCTCTTTACCATTTATCGAAACACCTTCCGGCACTCCACAACCAATCCTGCAATCCGCACCGGCACCTTCTTCAGATCATAAATCTGCGGCTGATGCACCGGATTAAAGCTTTTCGGGGTCAGGATCACGAGATTGCCTTCCCTGCGGAAGTATTTTATAGTCGCTTCGTTGCCGTTGACCATCACCACAGCCAACTGGCCGTTTTCCACTTCCGGTTGTTCACGTACAAGGATCTGGTCGCCCTCATCCATGCCGGCAGCATTCATGCTGTCCCCGCGAATATTCAACCAGAAATACTTTGCACCGTCTGTCTGCCGGATGGGAATGTAATCTTCAATGTTTTCCTCGGCATACATCGGCATCCCTGCACGGACAGTGCCCAACAGCGGGGCAACGTTTTGGGCATTATAAAGCGTGGCTCCCGCTGGAAGTTCTTTATCAGCGCTATTCCCTGTCATAATAAAGCTTGGGGTGGTTTTTAGTGCCTTCGCGTAAGCTGCAATGCGGTCACGCCGCATATTAGCAATTTCACCGCTTTCCCAGCGGGAGACCGTTGCTTCTGATACGTCTACCAGCTCTGCGATTTCCTTTTGCGTTAACCCAAGAGCTTTTCGTCGGTCAGCTAAGTAATTCCCCATGATCTGATGCTCCTTTCTGCCTTTATTATATCATTATATTGCGTTTTTGCAATGTGTTTTTGCAATTTCCCAAAGAAAACTTGCATTTTCGTATTGACTTACGTATACGCAAGAGTTATACTGTTCTTGCGCAAAGGAGGTGAGCAAATGTTCAACCGCGATTTATTCCGTGCCAAATGTATCGAGCATGGCATAAGAACTCAAGATGCAGCCCAGATTATGGGCATCAATCCGGCAACTCTGTCCCGTAAAATGGGTGGTCAGTCCGACTTTACCCGAAACGAGATTCAGTTGTTCCGGGCCGCACTGCATCTTACTCCGCAGGAGACCGATGCTATTTTTTTTGCGTAAACTTACGTTTACGCAATATCGGTGAAAGGAGGTGAACCACATGGATCACTACCCGCGCACACCCGAAGAAGGGGAACAGCTTGACCGCGAAACCGAAGAGCTTGACCGCAAGATGAAAGAGGAAGAAGCAGAACGCTGGGCACGTATCGAAAGGTCAGAAAGAAACGCAGACATTATGTCCTACCTTTCTCTGGCGTTCAGCATCATTGCTCTTCTGATTACTTTAGCCAAGCGACTATAACTGCAATGATAGACAGCACAAGGCTGATTCTTGCACGAACTTCTGCTCTTTGGGCGCGAATTTCTGCGTTTTGCGCACGTTTCTCAGTTTCTTCAAAGTGATTCTGTCTGCGCAGTTCCGAACGTCCGCCCGTGCTGATTTGGTAGATGTACTCCGGGCCATCATACGGATCTCGGTAGCCGTTTTCATCCTCATACCGGGAAACCATATCATGCTTATACAGCCAATTCAGCGTATCAAAGTTGGCTTCCATGCCGCTCTTTTTCATTTTGTAGATGGAAAATTGTTCATCCGGGTGCTCATTCAGGAACTCAAGCACTTTCAGCGTTTTTTCATCAAGCATTTTCACACTTCCTTCCTGTGCCAGTATAGCACGGAAAGGGAGCCACCCACAAGGAGGTACATCCCACATGAACGATCTACAGATTTTCGAAAACCCCGAGTTCGGGCAGGTGCGCACCGTCGAGCTTGACGGCCAGCCGTGGCTCGTCGGCAAGGACGTCGCTGAGGCGCTGGGGTACAAGAATCCCGGCAAGGCCATCATCGCCCACGTCGATGAGGATGACAAGCGGCTTGAGATGCTGTCGCAGGGGACAGATTCCCAAAATGGGAATGTGTCCCCCTCATCCAAGACAGCCCTCATCAACGAGTCCGGCCTGTACAGCCTGATCCTGAGCAGCAAGATGCCGAAGGCCAAGGCACAAGCCGAGCTGGACAGCCGCATCGACCAGCTTCAGATCATCGCCTTTGGCCTGCCCGCGTTCGACCAGATCATGGCCGACATCTTCACCACTGAGAAAAAGGAGTGACCGCTATGAGGAAGCATACTCCTCCCGTCCCCTCTACCCCGTTCATGAATGTCCGCGATGCTGCCCGGGCCACCGGGCTTTCGGAATACTACCTGCGCAAAGAGCTTGCTAAAGGAACCATTCCTCACCTCAAGAGTGGCCGGTGCATCATGATCAACGTCCCCGCCCTGCTGTTGCAGCTGGGTGTGCCGCAGAAATAAAAAGGAGGCATCCGCATGAGAATCAAATCTGGCGTCTGGTACTGGCTGGCGGTGGCCAGCGGTGCCGTCGGGATGCTGTATGCCCTGGGCTTTGCAGGCAGTATCGAGGCCCTCGGTGTCATCTCCGACACCGACTTCATCACCGCGATGGTGCTGCTGTTGCTGGCGCTGTTCTTCGTCCAGCTGGGCGATCATGCCGCAGAGCGCGAAGTGCAGCGCCGCAGGTACATCGACCGCCGCCACGCCCGCACCGAAGCGCCGGAGTACCGGCAGAACCGGAGGGACGCATGAACGCAAAAAAGCCCGTCCGCGCTACCAACACGGACGAGCCTGCAAAGGGATGATGGTTTGAACCCCCATCACCCCGAAGAATAACACACTTTGGAGGTTTTTACAAGAGATGAAAGGTATTATTATCGAGCCGGGCAAAGACCCGGTCGTGACCGCCCTGCCGGACACGCTGCAAGGCATGGAAGCACTTTTGCAGTGTCCCTGCGCGCAGAAAGTTCTGCCCCGCACCCCTGCGGTGCTGGTGTACGGTATCTATGGCAAGAGCCTGAACCGTACTTATCGCGGCCAGCCCATCTATGGCACTATCCTCTGCTACGGCTGGCGAAATAACCGCTTCCAGCCCCTGAACAAAGACCTGCAGGCCGAAATGCTTGACCGCCTGAAGGAGTTGGAGGTGCGGGTATGAACGCCTTGACGCAGGACGAGCCCGCAGCCTTTGACTTCTCGGCTCTGGGTGATTTATCCCAGCAGGCCGCAGACGCCGACCAGCAGTTTGATCTGCACTATGGTGCGGCTCAGGACGAGTATCTGATCTCCTGCATCTACCTCGCCCGGATCCACGCTTTGACCGCCAAGGCGGGCCGGTATGGCGGCGGTACATGGACAAAGTGGTATGAGAGCAAGGGGTTAGGCGAAGGAAGCGTCCGGCGGATGATTCAGAACGGCGAAGCTTTTAATTCCGCCAAGTTGGCGGAATTAAAACAACTGCCCGAACTAACTCGCAGAGACCTGAACCTCATCGCCCGCAGCGGCTGTGCTGGGCAACTGGTCGAAGCCGCCGGAGACAGCCAGCGGGTGCAGGAGCTTTTAGCCCAGCTCAAGGCCAAAGAGTACAAGCTGAACGAAACGCAGGCCAGGTTGAAGAGCGCCTGCATTCAGGAGCAGGAGTCGCGGGACGCAATGAATACCGCCAATGCTCAGCTGGAAGCCGCAAATGCCGACATTAAAGGTCTGACAGAGCAGAACGATCAGCTCAAAAGCCGGTTAGACGCCGCCGAAGCCCGGGAAGAGGAAGCATGGAAGATGCAGACCAAGGCCGAGCAGCGTGCCAAAACCGCCGAGAGCCAGCTGGAAGGCTCCCGTCAGGTAGCCGAAGCGGCCAAGCGTCACGCCGAAAAGTGGAGATCCGAGGCCGAAGCCGCCCGGAAGCAGCCCATCGTAGCTGTGGTGGACAAGGACGAAGTCGCCCGGCAGGCCAAGGAAATGGCCGACGGCATGACAGCCGACCTCAAGGCTCAGCTCGACCAGACGGCGGCTAATGCTGAGGCCGACGCCCGCGACGCCTACGACAGCATCCTTCTGGCCGGCCGCTCCATCACAAATCTCGCGCAGTCCATAAAGCCGCTGTTCGGCAAGCTGCCGGGTGAACAGCGGGAAAACGCAATCGATCAGTTCGTACGCACATTAGGACAGATTCAAGGGGAGGTATCCAGATGTCTGTAAAAATCACGGCTCTCGAGGCCGAAAACGTCAAGCGCATCAAGGCCGTTGCGCTCACTCCTGCGCCCACCGGGCTCACCCTCGTGGGCGGCAACAACAATCAGGGCAAGACCAGCGTTCTCGACGCGCTGGCATGGGCGCTTGGCGGCGAAAAATTCCGCCCGAACGCCGCCCAGCGGGATGGTGCCGTCGCTCCCGCCCACCTCCGCGTCACTCTCTCCAACGGGGTCGTCGTGGAGCGCAAGGGCAAGAACAGCAGCCTCACCGTCACCGACCCCACCGGACGCCGCAGCGGCCAGCAGCTGCTGAACGCTTTTGTCGAGCCGCTGGCCCTCGATCTGCCCCGCTTCATGGAGGCCAGCGACAAGGAAAAGGCTGACATCCTGCTGCGCATCATCGGCATCGGGAATGAATTGCATCTCCGGGATATGGAGATCAAACGCATCTACGACAAACGCACCTTCACCGGCCAGCTGGCCCAGCAGAAAAAGCACTTCGCCGACGAGCTCATCTCCTACCCCGACGCTCCCGAACAGCCCCTCAGCGCCTCTGACCTCATCCGCCGGCAGCAGGATATTCTGGCCCGGAACGGGGAGAATCAGCGCAAGCGCAGCCAGCTTTCTCAGCTGGAAACCAAGAGCCGCACCCTTGCACAGCGCCGGGAGCAGCTGGAAGCAGAGCTTGCACATCTGACGGAAGAGCAGGCCGCGCTGACCACTGACCTCTACGCCGCCCGGAAATCTGCCGAAGACCTTCAGGACGAATCCACCGCTGAGCTGGAAGCCTCTATCCAGAGCATCGAGGAGACAAACCGGAAAGTCCGGGCCAACCTCGAAAAAGCCCGCGCCGAGGACGAAGCCGCCAAGTACGCCAGCGACTACGACAAGCTTACGGATGCCATCGAGCAGAAGCGCAAAGAGCGTCTTGACCTGCTGAACGGTGCCGACCTGCCCCTGCCGGAGCTGAGTGTGGAAGACGGCGCTCTTACTTATAAAGGCAAGCGCTGGCGGGATATGTCCGGCAGCGACCAGCTCCGGGTGGCCGCGGCCATCGTCCGGCGGCTCAACCCGGACTGCGGCTTTGTCCTTCTGGACAAGCTCGAGCAGATGGATATGACCACGCTGGAAGAGTTCGGCCACTGGCTCGAAGCGGAGGGCCTGCAGGCCATCGCCACCCGCGTCTCCACCGGCAGCGAGTGCCAGATCATCATTGAGGACGGCATGGTCAAGGGTGCTGACCTGCCTGTCCTGTCCGCCGCACCCACGCAGACCAGAACATGGACGAAAGGAGCTTTCTGATGAGCAGCTATTCCATCACCACCGGCATTCTGAACACCCCGGTCAAGGTCGTGCTGTACGGCCCCGAGGGCATCGGCAAGAGCACATTTGCCTCTCACTTCCCGGACCCCGTTTTCATCGACACCGAGGGCGGCACCAAGCGGCTCAATGTTGCCCGCCTGCCCCAGCCCACCAGCTGGGCCATGCTGCTGGACGAGGTGCGGGCCGTCACCCGGGGCGAAGTTTCCTGCGGTACGCTGGTCATCGACACCGCCGACTGGGCCGAGCGTCTGGCCATCGACGCCATCTGCGCCAAAGCCAAGGTGGACGGCCTCGAGGGCTTCGGCTACGGCAAGGGTTACACCTACGTAAAGGAGGAGTTCGGCCGGCTCCTCGATGCCCTCGAGGAGGTGCTGAACAGCGGCCACCATGTGCTGATCCTCGCCCACGCCGCCATCACCAAGTTCGAGCAGCCGGACGCTGCGGGCAGTTATGACCGCTGGACCATGAAAACCACCAAGCAGACTGAACCCCTCCTGCGGGAGTGGTGCGATATGCTCCTCTTCGCCAACTACCAGACCATCGTAGAAAAGAGCGGCAGCGGCCCCAACGCCAAGAACAAAGCCACCGGCGGCAAACGGGTGCTCTACACCACCCACCACGCCTGCTGGGACGCCAAGAACCGCTTCGGCCTGCCGGATGAAGTCCCCTTCGACTACGCCAGCATCGCCCACTGCATCACCGGTCCGGCCTCTGCGCCGCCTGCCGCCCCGAAGCCCGCAACACCCGCCGAAAAGGACATTCTTCCCCCTCCCAGCGCACCGGCACCGCAGCCCAAGCCTCAGCCGGAATCTCCCCGGGAGACTGTTCCCGAAGCCCTGCTGACGCCCGACCTCATGGCGCTGGGCGTCCCCGAAAAGCTGGCCGCGCTGATGAGTGCCAACAACGTCACCCCCGAAGAATTGCAGTTCGTCGTAGGCAAGCGGGGCTATTTCCCGGAAGATATGCCCATCAGGGACTACCCCGCCGACTTTGTGGAGGGCTGTCTCGTGGCCGCATGGCCTCAGGTGCTTCAGATGGTGCTGGACAACCGCGACCTGCCTTTCTGATTTCTTCCTCTTAGGCGCTCCGCGCCCACGCCGGGTTGCGGCTCCCTGCTTCCGCCACTGGCGGCGGTCGTCGTTGTTGCCCCTAACAGGGGAGCTGGCTGCCGCAGGCAGACTGAGAGGTTCACACATTATTATAAAGGAGAATACTTATGGCTGACATGAATACCACTACCGACCGCGCTCTTGGCTGGGACGACGAATTTACCAACGTCTCGCAGGACTTCGTGCTCCTGCCCGAGGGCGAATACTACTTCGAAGTGACCGGGATGGAGCGCGCCCGCTTCGAGGGCAGCGCCAAGCTGCCGCCCTGCTCGATGGCAAAGCTGACGCTGAAGATCTTCGGCGGCGCTCTGGGCGATACCACCGTCACCCACCGTCTCTACCTCCACACCAAGACCCAGGGCCTGCTGGGCGCGTTCTTCGAGAGCATCGGCCAGTGCAGGAAGGGCGACACCTTCCGCCCCCGCTGGAACGAGGTCGTCGGCGCCAAAGGCCGCTGCAAGCTGGGCGTCCACGATTACGTCAAGAAGAGCGGCGACCCCGGCCAGAGCAATAAAGTCATCCGCTTCCTGCCGCCGCCTGAAGAGAAAGCCGCGCCCTCTCAGGGCTGGACACAGGGGGCATTCTGATGGGAGAAAAACAGGCTCTGCGCCCCTATCAGGAAGCCGCCCGGAAGAGCATCCACACCGAGTGGGAAAATGGCCGTCTCCGCACTCTGCTGGTGCTGCCCACCGGCACCGGCAAGACCATCGTGTTCGCCTCCGTCGCCGCCGATCAGGTGCGGGCGGGCGACCGGGTGCTCATCCTCGCCCACCGGGGCGAGCTGCTGGAACAGGCGGCAGACAAGCTTCAGCGCTCCACCGGCCTCGTCAGCGCGGTGGAAAAAGCCGAGTCCACCTGCCTTGACAGCTGGTATCGGGTGGTGGTCGGCTCTGTCCAGACCTTACAGCGCACCGCACGACTCGAGCGCTTCCCCCGGGACTACTTCGGGACCATCATCATCGACGAGGCCCACCATTCCATCACCGACGGCTATCGCCGCATCCTTGACTACTTCGGCAGTGCGAAGGTCCTGGGCGTGACCGCTACCCCCGACCGGGGCGATATGCGAAACCTCGGCGAGGTGTTCGACAGCTTGGCCTATGAGTACAAGCTGACCGATGCCATCAAAGACGGCTACCTCTGCCGCATCATGGCCCAGACCGTCCCCTTCAAGCTGGACATCTCCGCCGTGGGCATGAGCAGCGGCGATTATTCCGTAGGCGAGCTTGGCACTGCTCTTGACCCTTACCTGAGCCAAATTGCTGAAGAAATGGCAGCACGCTGTGCCGGGCGCAAAACGGTGGTGTTCCTGCCCCTCATCAAGACGAGCCAGAAGTTCCGGGACCTGCTCAACGCGAAGGGCTTTCGCGCCGCCGAGGTCAACGGCCAGAGCGCCGACCGCAGACAGGTGCTTTCGGATTTCGAATCCGACAAGTACAACGTGCTCTGCAACTCCATGCTCCTCACCGAGGGCTGGGACTGCCCCTCGGTGGACTGCGTCGTCGTGCTGCGGCCCACGAAGGTGCGCAGCCTCTACAGCCAGATGGTGGGGCGCGGCACCCGGCTCTCCCCGGGCAAGAAAGACCTGCTGCTCCTCGATTTCCTCTGGATGACTGACAAGCACGAGCTCTGCCGCCCCGCCGACCTTGTCTGTGAGGACCGTGCCGTGGCCCGGCAGATGGCCGACAATCTGGCCGAGAGCGGCGGGCCGCAGGATATTGAGGACGCCGCCGCACAGGCCAGCGAGGATGTGGTGGCCCAGCGCGAAGAGGCGCTTGCCAAGCAGCTGGAAGAACAGCGCCGCAAAAAGGCGAAGCTCGTTGACCCGCTGCAATACGAGATGAGCATTCAGGCCGAAGACCTCTCCGGCTATGTGCCGGCCTTTGGCTGGGAGGCTGGCCCGCCCAGCGCAAAGCAGACCGCCGCACTGGAAAAACTGGGCATCCTGCCCGACGCCGTGGAGTCTGCGGGCAAAGCGGCTCTCCTGCTCGACCGTCTCAGCAAGCGCCGGGACGAAGGTCTCACCACCCCAAAGCAGATACGCTGCCTGGAGAAATACGGCTTCCAGCACGTCGGCACGTGGAGCTTCGAGGCTGCACGGCAGATGATAGACCGCATTGCCGCCGGCGGCTGGCGGGGCGCGCCGAAGGGCGTTGACCCCAAGAACTATATCCCGTCTGCTGAGCCGGTCATCGCAGATGATATGTTACTATGGTAATGCGAATGGAACATGAAAATGACATCAAAGAAGCGCTGGACTTCGTCTCCCCGTCCGCCCTGACCTATGAAGAATGGCTCATGGTGGGCATGGGCCTGAAAGAAGCCGGTCTGCCCGTCGCCGTGTGGGAGCAGTGGAGCGCCCGGGACGGCGGGCGGTATCACAAGGGCGAGTGCATCAAAAAATGGGAGAGTTTCCACGGCAGCTCGAAGCCCGTCACCCAGAGCAGCATCTTCCAGCTGGCCTATGAGCACGGCTGGTCCGGCCCTGCAGGCCATGCGCTGGACTGGGGCGATGAGCTGACCGTCGGCCCGCAGCAGCCCGCACTGGTAGACCCCCGCTGGGTCGAAGAGCAGGAGCTTCACCTTCCCGACACATGGGAACCTGCCCAGCAGCTCAAACGCTACCTGCAGGCCCTCTTCGAGCCGGACGAGTATGTGGCCTATGTCACCGAGAGCTTCATGGCCGCCGACCGCCGACGCCCGGCGAAAGGCTGCTGGGACAGAACTGCCGGGCAGCTCATCGAAGAGCTGGACGCCTGCGGCGACGACGTCGGCAAGGTCATGGGCGACTGCGACCCGGAAATCGGTGCATGGATCTGCTTCAACCCGGTGGACGGCACAGGCCGGAAGGATGCCAATGTCACCAGCTACCGCTACGCCCTCGTGGAGTGCGACAACATGGAGCCCGGCAAGCAGCTGGCCGCTATCCACCAGATGGAGCTGCCCTGCGCCGCGCTGGTCTACTCCGGCGGCAAGAGCATCCACGCCATCGTCCGGGTCAACGCGCCGGATTATGCTGAGTACCGCAAGCGGGTCGATCACCTCTACGCCACCTGCCAGAAGAACGGCCTGACCCTCGACCAGCAGAACCGCAACCCTTCCCGCCTCTCCCGGATGCCCGGAATCCTGCGGGCGGGGCAGAAACAGGCCCTGCTTGAAACGAATGTCGGCAAAAGCTGCTGGGAGGACTGGTGCGACTGGGTGGAGGCCTGCACCGATGACCTGCCCGACACCGAATGTCTGGCCGACGACTGGGACGACCTGCCCCCGCTGGCCGATGCCCTCATCTCCGGCGTACTGCGCCAAGGCCACAAGATGCTGCTGGCAGGCCCCTCCAAGGCAGGCAAGAGCTTCGCCCTCATCGAGCTGTGCATCGCCATCGCCGAGGGTAAAACGTGGCTGGGCCGCTTCTCCTGTGCGCAGGGGCGTGTACTTTATATCAATCTGGAACTCGATAGGCCGTCCTGCCTGCACCGCTTCAAGGACGTCTATACCGCGATGGGCCTTGCGCCGGACAATCTACGGAACATTGACATCTGGAACCTGCGCGGCGCATCTGTCCCGATGGACAAGCTTGCCCCCAAGCTCATCCGCCGGGCAGGCAAAAAGGGCTACACTGCCGTCATCCTCGACCCCATCTACAAGGTCATCACCGGCGACGAGAACAGCGCCGACCAGATGGCGAAATTCTGCAACCAGTTCGATGTGGTCTGCCGCGCGCTGGACTGCGCCGTCATCTACTGCCACCATCATTCCAAGGGTGCGCAGGGCGGCAAGCGCAGCATGGACAGAGCATCCGGCTCCGGCGTGTTTGCCCGCGACCCGGATGCCATGCTGGACATGACCGAGCTGACCATCACCGACGCCATCCGGGAGCAGCTGCACAACAAGGCCGCCTGCCGGGTCATCAAAGCGATGCTGGATAAGCGCGGCCATGCCGACGCCTACGGCCCGGATGACGCCCTCAGCAAGAGCCGGATGCTCACCATCGCCAAAGAGAAGCTTGGCCTCGCCGACCTGCGGGCCATCGACGCCGAAGTGGCTGCGGCTCAGAAGAAAGCCGACAGCATGACTGCCTGGCGCATCGAAGGCACTCTCCGCGAGTTTGCAAGCTTTGCCCCGGTGAACCTCTGGTTTGACTATCCGGTGCATAAGCTGGACAGCGGGCTTCTGGAAGATCTGCAGCCGGACAGCGACTTCCGCACACTGGGCGCAAAGGGCGCGAGCCGCCGCTGGGGTGACAAGGCCAAGCAGTCCAAGGACAGGAAGGCCGAGCTGGACACCGCTTTTGAAGCCTGCATGATGGACGGTGAGGTCACAGTCTACAGCCTCGGCGAGTATATGGACCTGAAGCCCCGCACCGTCAAGAACCGTCTGAAAGAAGACGGGCGCTTCTGGATCGACGGCGAGAAGGTCGGCCGCAAGGAGCCCGGCAGCAGAGGTTAAACGCTCTGTTATATCTGCAATTACATTTTGTTGTAAAAATGCAGAAATAGCCGCTATTTTGCACGACAGCAAAAACTGCAAAATTGCAGAAATAGCCGCTATGACTGCAACATTTGCAGTGCAAAATAGCCTATATATAATAGCATGACTGCACTGCAATGTGTGATGGGGTATCCCAGAGGATGGGGCGACCACAGCCCCCATCCTCCGGGGACCCTCTCCATCACGTTGGCCGCTGATACAAAAAAAGAAAACGAGGTACGAAATGACCACACAGTTTTTTATCCCCATGCGTCCGCCCACCACTACCCATAACGCCAAAGAGCTTCATGCCTACATGAAGGGCGGCAAGCCCTGCGCCGTGCTGCATGACAGCTCTGAACTGAAAGCCGCCCGCGCCAAGCTCCACGCCTACCTTGCACCCCACGCCCCTGAGAAGCCCATCCCGGCGGGCCGTCCGGTGCGTCTGCTGGTCAAGTGGATGTTCCCCGCCGAGGGCCGTCCGGACGGCAGCTGGCGCACTTCCAAGCCCGACACTGACAATCTGGAAAAAGCCCTCAAGGACGAGATGACCCGCCTGCACTTCTGGCACGACGACGCCCAGGTGTGCAGCGAGATCATCGAGAAGTTCTGGGCCGACATCTGCGGCGTGTTCGTGCAGGTGGAGGAGCTGGCATGACCTACGAAGAGAAAATAAGCTGGCTCTCCCGCTATCGGGAAGCCGAAAAGCTCTACCAGCGGCTCTCCTACCGGCTGGCAGAGGCGCAGGAAGCCACCCGGCACACTACCCAGAACCTCAGCGCCGCGCCGGGAGGCAGCAAGGATGGGCAGAGCCTCGCCCGGGCAGCAGAGCGTCAGGAAGAGGCTGAGCGCCGTGCCTACGCGCAGCTGGCAGTTCTTGATGCCTTGTTTGCGGAGATCGATGCCGTGCTTGTGCAGCTGGACTCCGCCGAATACTGCGCTCTTCGCAAATACTATCTGGACTGCCTGAAATGGGAGCAGGTAGCCGCAGACATGAATTTCACTTCCCGTGGCATTTTCGCCCTGCGCCGCCGGGCCATTGAACACCTGAAGCTCTGAAACTGTGCAGTATCCGTTCATTGTGCGTTCACTCTCTTCCGGTGTAAAATGATACCATCGGCAGAGCCGGAAAGGCCACCCGATACACGCAGCCTCCGCACCATGTCCTCCTTGACGCTTGACCGCATGGTGTGCGGGCTGCTTCTATTATGCCGCCTGAGCGCAATTTGGTGCGCGGCGCGTGTGACCAGACACGGCTGGTTCGATTCCAAGGGCGGCACCATGACGCTGCGCCCCGCCGCAGCAGCAGCCTGACGCATGGCCTGCAAAACCGCTTGGGGCTGGCGTGCCGGATGGGAGTCCCTCCTTCTCCCCGTGAGAGTCCGGCACACCACCGGAGGCCCCGGAATCCGCAGTGGGTTCAAGGATACCCCACCGGATGTGCGTCAATCACCCTGCACAGAAATGTGCGGGGATTTTTTATGCAGCTTCTGCCGTTCGGAAACCCCGGGCGGCTTTACTTTTGCACCGGAGAGGTGGTGACGTGTCGCGTGAAGATGGATACAAAAATCTGGTGCCGATGGACCAGCGAAGCAAGGACGAAGCAAGGTCGTTGGGACAGCAGGGCGGCATCGCCTCGGGTGCGGCACGCCGCCGCAAGCGCTCCATGCGGGAGGCCGCCGACTACTACCTGAGTCTGCCCGAAACTGACCGCCGCCGGGTGAACGCTATGCTGCGGGACGCCATCGACCCGGCGGACATCGATAACCAGATGGCCGTCGTCATGGGCGTCACCGAGAGGGCCAAGCGCGGCGACCCGCAGGCGGCGTCGGTGCTGCTCAAGATGCTGGGCGAGGATACCGTGCAGGAGGACCCCGCCGCAGATGCTCTGGCAAAAGCGAAGGAACTGCTGGGAGGCGTGGACAGTGCCATTGACTGAATTTCAGCAGGAATATCTGCGCAACTGTGATCACCGCTGGAACGTCAAGACCGGCGCGACCCGCTCCGGCAAGACCTACCTTGACTGCGCCGTCACCATCCCGAAGCGCATCTGCGCAGCCCGGGGCGAGGGCCTGCTGGTCATGCTGGGCAACACCCTCGGCACACTGGAACGCAACGTACTGGAGCCCATGCGCGGCCTTTGGGGGCCGGAGCTGGTGGGCGTCGTCCGCACCTCGGCCTCCGGAAACATCGTGCAGCTCTTCGGCCACAAGGTCTATGTCCTCGGTGCCGACAACAAAAAGCACATTGCCCGCATTCAGGGCGCGGCCTTCGAGTATGCCTACGGCGACGAGATTACTACCTGGGACGAGGGCGTTTTTCAGATGCTCAAAAGCCGCCTGTCCTGTCCGCACAGTCATTTCGACGGCACCTGCAATCCGGAAAGCCCCTCCCACTGGTTCAAAAAATTTCTTGACAGCGACGCGGACATCTACTGCCAGGCGTACACCATCGACGACAATCCGACTCTCCCGGCCCAGTTCGTGGCCGACCTGAAAAAAGAGTACACCGGCACCGTCTACTATAACCGCTTCATCCTCGGGCAGTGGATGGCAGCCAACGGCGTCATCTACCGCCTGCTGGCCGACAGCCTCGCCGCCGGGGATGGGCGTTTTTTCTGGCCCGCCGAAAAGCAGCTGCACCCGTGGCGAATCCGCATTGGCGTGGACTTCGGCGGCAATGGCTCGAAGCACGCTTTTGTGGCGACGGCCATTCTCCCAGGCTGGTCTGGTGTGGTGGGGCTGGCGTCCCAGCGCATCGACCCGGTGGCGCAGGATGCTGATTTTCTGGCCGACAAGCTCATCGATTTCTGCATCGCGGTCTTCTCCCGCTGGGGCGAGATACAGTACATCTTCTGCGACAGTGCCGAACAGACCCTGATAAACCATATCCGTTCCCGCCTGCGCCGATGCAAGCTGAGCTGGCTTGCTGACCGGGTGGAGAACAGCGCTAAGATAAAAATCACCGACCGCATTCGCCTCACCTGCATCCTGATGGGCAGTGGGCGGTTCTGGCTCATGCCGGAAGCTGCCACCCTGCGGGATGCCCTCGCTACGGCCCTTTACAGCGGCAAGCACCCCGGCGTGGATGAGCGCCTCGACGACGGCAGCACCGACATCGACACACTGGACGCCTATGAGTACACCATCGAGCGCGATTTCAAGAGGTTGACAAACACATGAACATCACCGATTTTCTGGATCATCTGCATAAGACGCGCGGGTGGCGGCTGGATGCCGATTACTACAGCCAGATTGAGACCTGGCGGCAATGGTGGAAAGGCAACGTACCCGGCGTTCATACCCGCGCCGCCGAGTATGCCGACGGCACCAAAAAGCGCACCATTGCCTCCCTGCGGATGCCCAAACGGGTCTGCGAGGACTGGGCGGATCTGTTGCTGAACGACCGCACCACTTTCCAAATCGCGGATGCTACCACCGCCCGGTATCTTCTGGGCGACGATGAGCAGCAGGTGGGCGGACTTCTCCGCGACCTGCATTTCTGGACGAACGCCAACGCGCTGGTCGAGAAAGCGTTCTGGTCCGGCACGGGCGCTTTCGTTTTGAGCGCCGAGAATATGACCGTCGTGAACGGCAAGGCCGTCCCCAGCCCGGACGTCCGACTCAAGCTGGACTACGACCCGGCCCCCTGCATCCTCCCCCTGCGGGTAGTGCGGGGCGTCGTGACCGAAGCCGCCTTTGTTTCCGAGTGTCTGATGGACGGCAAGCCTGCCATTTACTTACAGACTCACACCGGCAACGAGAAGCGCCGCACCATCCGCAATGAATGGTTCCGCGTCACCGACTCCATGTCCGGCACGCCGGTGTTTTCTCCGGTCGAGAAGCCCCCGGAAGGCACGGTGGAAAGCGTCACGGTAGAGGGCTCCCCGCCCTGGTTTGCGCTGTTCAGCCCGGGAGCTGTCAAGAACCTCGACGGCGGCAGCGGGCTGGGCATGAGCGTCTTTGCGGAGGCGCTGGAAGAGGCGCAGGGCGTGGACCTTGCCTTCGACAACTACCGCGAGGACATCCGCCTCGGCCACAAAAAGATATTCTACAGCGCCGACATCTGCCGCAAGGTGGTGGATGATAAAGGTGTGGAGCACTCCATCCCGCCGGACGACGATGTTGTGAGCCAGTTTGTGCATCTGCCCGGCAAAGAAAGCAGCCTTGACCAGACCAGCGAGTACCATGAATACAATCCCGACCTCCGCGTGGAGCAGAATCACCGGGCCGTGCAGGATATGCTGAACCTGTTCTCCTTCAAATGCGGACTGGGATGTCACCGGTACCGCTTCGAGGACGGCAAGGTCACGACGGCCACCGAGTACAACGGCAGCCGACAGGATCTCGTAGCCAGCGCCAACAAAAACCAGATACCCATTGAAGGTGCGCTGATCGCCATCATCCGGGCCATCCTCTGGGCCGCGAAGGACCTGCAGAAGGCCGCAGTCGTCCCCGACACTCCCATCTCGGTGAACTGGGACGACAGTTATATCACCGACGCTGAGACGCGGATGACCCAGATGAGGGACGACGCCCTCAGCGGCTTGCTGCCCCGCTACAAGTACCTCTCGGCCCGGTACGGCATCTCCGAAGAGGATGCCCGCAGACTGGCGCAGGAAGCCAAAGACGAAAACCGCCAGCCTGAGCTGACCTTCGGCGGAGGTGTCTGATGCTGGCCCCGGACTACCTCGACCATGCACCCGACCGTCTCGTAATGCTCTGGCAGCAGGCTGAGGACGACATCCTGCGGGACGTGGCCCGGCGCATCGGCAGGATGGACGCCCTGACGCCCACGGCGAACTGGCAGCTCTGGCGCTACCAGCAGACTGAGGCCGTTCGCAAGGATGTGGTGAAGCTGCTGGCCCGGTACAGCGGCAAGAGCGAGGCCGAGATACGCCGTCTGATGCAGGAGGCCGCGATTGCTGCACTGGAAGCCGAGGATGAGATATACTACCACTACGGCAAGGAGCCGACGCCCTTTGAGGAGTCAGCGCCCTTGCAAAACCTGCTCAACGCGGGCTATCGGCAGACGGCAGGCAGCTTCTCCAACCTCACCGCCACCACGGCCAACACCGTCTCCGGGGCTTTCGAGCAGGCGCTGGACAGGGCATGGCTCCAAGTGAGCAGCGGCGCATTCGACTACAAGACCGCCGTCAAGCGTGCTGTGGACGGCCTTGCCGACTCCATGCCCTACGTCACCTACCCCAGCGGCCACAGGGATACGCTGGAGGTTGCCGCCCGCCGGGCCGTGCTCACCGGCGTGAACCAGACCGGCGCAAAGCTGCAGGAAGCCCGGATGGACGAGATGGGGGCCAGCTTCGTCGAGGTGACAGCCCACGGCGGGGCGCGTCCCAGCCATGCCGTGTGGCAGGGCAGGCGCTATCACCGGGGTGGTGCAGTGGACTATCTGGGCCAGCACTACGAGGACTTCGAGTCGGCCACCGGCTACGGCACCGGCGCAGGGCTTTGCGGCTGGAACTGCCGCCACACCTTCTTCGTGGTGTTCCCCGAGCTGAGCAGCCCGCCCGCATGGACGCAGGAGAGCCTTGAGCAGCTCAACGCCCGGAACATCGAGTACGAAGGCAGGCTTTACACCCGCTATGAGATCAGCCAGATGCAGCGCGCCCGGGAGCGGGCCGTCCGCAAGTACAAGCGCCGGTATCTGGCCGAAGACGCCGCCGGGGCTGATACCACCGCAAGCGCGGTCAAGCTCCGTGCTGCCCGGGCAGAGCTGGCCGACTTTGTTTCCCGCACCGCTGGCCGCGTGGACAGCGCCCGGACAAGCGTGCATGGGTTCGGGCGGAGCGAGGCGAGCAGGGCTGCATGGGACGTCCGCCACAACACATTGACAAATGCCGCCGGGCAAACTATCATTAAAGTCAGTAAAAGCGACATCAAAGGGCCTCGCAATGGCATCACTCAGAAAACCAACGCCAAAGGCGGCATCGACCGCAATTATTACGGCGCAGATGGACGTCAGACTAAGCAAATCAGCAACAACGGCCACGGTCATAAAGTCGAAGAAGCCCTTGGCAAGCACGGCGAGCACGCCCATGATTATATTTTTGATGCAACTGGACGCTTGATTGGCCGTCCATCCCGCGAGTTGACAGATGCTGAGCGAAAGGAGAACAGTGATATTTTATGACGGCGGATTCTTTACAGAAGGAGCTTTCTAAAGGCTGGGCAATGCTCGTCTTTCAATATCACGGAAAAGAAGGTCATGTAGACCCTTATGGCACCCAAGACGAAAATTTCTCTTATCTTCTGTGGTACGATGGAGATGAAAAACTCGTTCACAGCATGGAGGACGTCATGAACACCCCCATTTTTGACGGTCATTCACTTTCTGAAATCGCTGGTGACATCTCTGAGATCGACTGGTGCTGACAACAACCAAATACCGCGAGCGTCTTTGCCCATCCGGGCAGGGGCGCTTTTTTCATGCCGTTTTAGCTCATATTGGTCAGAGCAGCTGCCTTGTAAACAGCGGGCCGCCGGTTCGATTCCGGCAGACGGCACCATCGCGGCGGGCAGCGCGTAACCTGCCCGGGATCCATGCGGAAGGCGAACCGCGTTACAAAACCGTAGTTTCACCCAAAGAAAGGGGTTTATTTATGAAGCGTGAAGACGTAAAAGCAAAGATTCCCGGCATCACCGATGAACAGCTCAACTGGCTGATGAGCGAAAACGGCGCTGACATCAACCGCGAAAAGACCATCGCCGAGCAGTTCAAGACCCAGTTCGAAAACACACAGGCCCAGCTCAAGACTGCGCAGGACGGCCTCGCCAAGTTCGACGGCAAGAAGACCCCGGACGAGTACGAGGCCGAGCTGACCAAACTCCGGGGCGATATGCAGGCGCAGGCAGACGGCTTCGCCTTCGACTCTGCCCTGAACACCGCCATCATGGGCAAGAAGGGCCGCAGCGTCAAGGCCGTCCGCGCCCTGCTGGACATGGAGGCCCTCAAGTCCTCCAAAGATCGCACCACCGACATCGACAAGGCGCTGGAAGAAGCCGCAAAGGCCAACCCCTGGGCTTTCGGCGAGGCCGCAGAGGGCGGCAGTGTCCACGTTTCCAGCGGCGCAGAGCACGGCACTCCGCCCACCGGCGACACCGATGCTGTCACCGCTGCCTTCAAAGCGATGAACCCCGGCATCAAAATCGACTGATAGAAAGGAAACATTATGGCACACGAAGCACAGGTTCGTTATTCCAAGCTGGTTGACCTCAAGCTCCGGGCAACGCTGGTCAAGAAGGTCGGTGTTATCTGCAACAGCCGCTATGAGGGCAGCCCCAAGGCCGGCTCGGTCAAAGTCCCTGTCCGCGACACTGAAGTCGCTGTGAACGACTACGACAAGCAGACCGGCGCAGAGCTGACCGGCGGCGACACCACCTATCTCACCGTCAACATCGACAAGGACAAGGCCGTCAATGAGATCATCGACGGCTTCGACGCCGCCAGCGTCCCCGACGATCTGGTGGCTGATCGTCTGGACAGTGCCGGTTATTCTCTGGCGCTGCAGGTGGATTCTGACGGCTCTGTGGAGTTGACCACCGCAGGCACTGCCTTCGGCACCACCACCGCCCTGACCGAGAAGACCATCTACGGCAACATCGTGGACGCCCGCACCAAGCTCTCCACCGTCCATGTTCCTACCGAAGGCCGCTGGCTGTTGGTCTCGCCCGAAATCTATGGTCTGCTGCTGAAGAGTCCCGAGTTCATCAAGGCGTCTGACCTTGGCGATGCTGTCGTCCAGACCGGCGCTGTGGGCCGCATCGCTGGCTTCACCGTCTTTGAGGATTCCACCCTCGGCGAAAACGTGGAGTACATCGCCGGTCATCCCAACTGGTTTGCCTTCATCGACGAGTGGGCCGTCCCCGTCTATGTGCAGGATCTCAATGGTTCCAGCAAGTACATCGGCGCGTCCGCAGTCAAAGGCCGCAAGGTCTACGCCTTCAAAGTCACCAAGCCCCAGACCATCCTCATCAAGAAGAAAGCGTGACCGAACCTCTCAGTCTGCCTGCGGCAGCCAGCTCCCCTAACAGGGGAGCCTAAAAGGAGCTGATTTTTTTGAATTACTGCACCTATGACCAGTATGCAGCCGTCGGCGGCACGCTGGACGAAGCTGCCTTTGCCCCTTTGGCCGCACGGGCGTCCCGGCTCATCGACCGGATGACCTTTGGCCGGGCCGAGGGCCATGCCGCAGCGTGCGAAGGCTGTGCAGAGGCACTGGCGGACGCCTGCATCCAGATCATCGACGCAGCGAACGCCGTGCAGAGCGCCTGCACGCCGCCCGGCGCGTCCAGCGTCTCCAACGATGGCGTGTCCATGACCTTCACCTCCGGCGCACTGGCCGAACGGCTGGCTGCAGAGGCGCAGGACATCCTCGCCAACACACTGGGCAGCGACCCGCACAATCTGCTGTATCGGGGGTGTTTCTGATGCAGACCCCCGTCACGGTCGTCATGCTGCTACACGACACGGCCACCGAAGCCGACCAGCCGGTCTGCAAGGTGCTCACGGGGTGCAGCTGGCGGGAGACGCGCCGCACCTCGGCCTCCGGCGACCCCCAGAGGGTGGTGCATATCCGCCTCCCGCCTGCACCGGGTTATCTGCCCTATCCCCAGTGGGCGCGTCTGCCCCCGGCAGAAAAAGCCGCGCACTGGACGCTCAAGCGGGGCAGCAAGCTCCTCTGCGGCGCTGTCCGCAGCCTGACGGAGGCCGAATACGCCGCCCTCGAAAAAACGCACATCTGCTGTACGGTGGCGAATGTCTCGGACGACCGGGGTGTCCCGCTGCCGCATTTTCATGTGGAAGGGAGCTGACACCTCATGTCCAAGCCCATTTTTGACCAGCCCTGCGGCCTGAAATATCAGGTGGACGGCATCAGGATGGAGCTGAGCTGGCGTTCCGACTTCGGCGCAGAAAAGACCGCAGCCCTGCAAAAGGCCCAGTTCGCCCTTGCGCAGGAAGCCGCGCGGCTCATCGACGCCTATGTGCCGTTCGATACCGGCGCACTGAAAAGCAGCGTTCAGACCGCATCCAACTACGACGAGGGTCTTTTGGTGTACAACACCCCTTACGCCCGAAAGCAGTATTACCTCCATGCCGAGGGCACCGACCTGCGCAGCTGGCACGGCGCTTATGATGAAAGCGGCACCTGGCAGGAGGACAAATACAAGGGTCTGCGCGGCTCCTACTGGGGCCAGCGGGCTATTGCTGATGTGGGCGAACATCTGGCCCTCTTCGGAGCCAAGGCCGTCACGACCTTCTGGGGAGGGATGGGACACTTATGAGTGAAAAAGCCACCATCACCGCGATGAGGGAATGGCTCAAGACCTGCCCCCTCATCGCCGAGGAGCAGAGCGAAAACGGTGCGGCCTTCCGCATTTCCGGCCTCTCGCCGGAGCCTGTGGCCGAGTTTTCCATCGAGGACAGCCCCACCGACCCGGTGACGGCTGTTTTCTTTTCCGGCCGCAACCTCGCCAAGAGCTACATCTTCGTTTCCCGCCGCGACTACAGCGAGGCCCAGAGCGTCCAGATCGCGAACAGCGGCTTTTTTGAGCAGCTGACCGAATGGGTGCTGGCCCAGAACGACCGGCATCATCTGCCCCGGCTGGATGGCCGCAAGGAAGCGTTGCGCGTTTCAGTGACGTCCAGCGGCTACATCGTCACGGCCAGCGCGGGCAGCTGTAAGATGCAGATGCAGCTGCGGCTCGAATATTACCAGCCCAAGGGATGAAACGAAAGGAGTTTTTCCTATGACTGTTACCGAAGCCGTCAAGCTGTCGGGCCTGACCCCCAGCGCCGACTATACCGGCGTGGAGACCACCGACGACTTCCTGCTGGCCGTCCAGACCGAGGCCAGCCAGACCGACGTGAAAAACTGGGTGGTCTGTGCCGACCACGTGCGGGAGCACAGCGGCGCACTGAACGCCTCCACCACGGACAACACCTACATCCGCACCGGCCCTGTCACCACCAAGGGCAGTGTCCAGCGTACCCTCTCCATTCAGGGCGACCGCTACGTGGGCGATGCTTTTCAGGACTTTCTGCTCTCCCACAAGATCGCGTTCGGCTCCGGCCAGAGCGTGGTGGTGCCTTATGTTTACTTCTCTCTCCGCACCGGCAAGGGCGAGAAGGGCGAAGGCGCGCTTATCCTGACCAGCGATGTGGGCGGCAGCGCCGGCGCGAATGCCACCTTTGCCGCCGATTTCAAGGGCATCGTCACCCCGGCTGAGTTCGACTATAACACCGCCATCGCGGGCTGAGAGAAAGGAGCACCGATAAATGCTGATCCATGGACAGGAATTTGATTTTTCGCTTCTGAACGCCAACGACCTCGACCGTCTGGAGGACGCACTGGACGAGATGACCCGGGAGGGCGAGGCCGAGACAGCCCGGTGCGAACGGGAGAATGTCCGCCTGGGCGACCGTCTCCGCGCACAGGCCCGCGTTTCCATGCGCGGCCTCGACAAGATCTTGGGCGCAGGGGCATCCGCCCGTCTGGGGCTGAACGAAAACGATGTCAGCCGTCTGTACGACGTCCTCGACGAGATCACGCAGGCAGCCGCTGCTGAGAAGGCTCGTTATTCCCGCCCAGCGGCCGTCCCCCAGAACCGCGCCCAGCGCCGGGCTGAGAAGCGCAAGAAGGACAAGCACAAGCCGCCCGTGAGCTATCCGGGCCAGCCTGCCGCCGCCCAGATGGTCGAGCGGGTGGATAAGGCCGCCCGCCGCAGGCAGCTTCTGACCGAGCTGGCGGCTCTGGATAATGGCTGACATCCTGCTGGACAAACTGCCCCGCGCGTGGGCAGGCAGGCCCATCGACTGGGATTTCCGGCCTATGGTCTGGTTCAACGGGCAGTATCTCCGCCTTCCGGAGGACGAAAAGGGCCTGCCTGAGCTAGCCCGGGAAACCATTCACCGTTTTTACCGCGTGGCCGTCCCGCCGGAGGAAGAGGTGGACGCTTTCAAGGCGCTGGTGGAGTTCTACACCGCAGGCCCGCAGGAGGTATCCGACCGCCCCGGCAGCAGCCGCACCGAGGAGCTGGCGCTGGACTACATCACCGACGGCCCCGCCATCGTCGCCGCGTTCCAGCAGGCTTACGGCATCGACCTCACCCGGGCAAGGCTCCACTGGTGGCGGTTCAAGGCCCTCATGTCCAACCTGCCCGAGGAGACCCAGCTGGTGAAGATCATCGGGTTCCGGACTGCTGACCTCACGCAGTTTCAGGGCGAAGAGCGGGAGCGGCGTGCCGAGCTGAAGGAACGCTTCGCGCTGCCCGCTGCCCTGCGGAAAGGAGGCGGTCGCATTGTCACCCTGCAAGACCGCAACGAAGCCTTTGCGGCCCGCTTCCGGCGCTGACCGCGCCCCGGTGCTCTGCCCCCTGTGCGGTCGGCCTCTGCCGGTCTGGGCCATCCCGGAAGCCAGCGCCCGGGGCATCTGGGTCAAATGCAAGAACCCGGCCTGCCGCAAAGAAATCGAAATAAAACTCTAAGCCTGTGCCACTGTGCCTGCGCTCTTTTTCGTAAAGAGAGGTGGACACATTGGCCGCAGATTTTTGCATTACCGGCGAAGTAAAGCTCAACAGCGACCCGGCTGAGAAAGCCACGAGCAAGTGGACGGTGGCCGCAGGCCAGCTCATCGCGGACTTTGCCAAGAAAGCTGCATCCAGCCTGCAAAGCGTGGTCAAGAGCGGTCTGGACTACAACCGCAGCATGGAAAGCTATCTGACCAACTTCAAGGTCATGCTGGGCGACGAACAGCTTGCCGCCGAGAAGCTGGAAGAGATCCGGAAGATGGCGGCGTCCACGCCCTTCTCCCTGTCCGACCTGACCGAGGGGACCCAGACCCTCTTACAGTTCGGCGTCGCGGCGGACGACACCACCGGCGTACTGAAACGTCTGGGCGATATTTCGCTGGGCAACGCGGACAAGCTCCAGACCCTCGTGCGGGCCTACGGCAAGATGTCCTCGGCCCAGAAGGTCACGCTGGAAAACGTCAACATGATGATCGACGCGGGCTTCAACCCGCTCAATCAGATCTGCGACGCCACCGGCGAAAGCATGAGCGCCCTCTACAAGCGCATCTCGGACGGCAAGGTCAGATTCAACGAGCTGGAAGCCGCCGTGGCCGCTGCCACCAGCGAGGGTGGGCAGTTCTACAACGGTATGCTGGAGGCCAGCCAGAACTTCAATGGCAGGCTGTCTACCCTGAAGGACAACGTGGCCGCGCTGACCGGTGAACTGACCAGCGGGCTGTTCTCGGCTCTCGGGGACATCCTCGTCAAGGCAAACGAGCTGGTCGTCTCCATCACCGAGGACGACGCCAAAATGGCCGCGCTCAAGGAGACCATCGGCGTCCTGACGGCGGCAGTCGTGGCCGTCACGGCGGCAGTGCTGAGCTATAAGGCGACCGTGGCGGCAGCTACAGCTATCACGGCGCTGCATACCGCTGCCACCACCGCGATGGCTGCGGCCCATAAAGCTGCCGCCGCAGGAGCTACCGGTCTGCAAGTGGCACAGGCGGCATTGAATACCGTGCTTTCGGCCAACCCTATCGGGCTTGTGGTGGCCGCTCTGGCCGCTCTGGCGGCGGGGCTTGTGACCGCCTATCACACCAGCGAGGCCTTCCGCTCTGCTGTCGATTCAGCATTTTCGGCCATTCAAAAGACAGCCTCGAATGTCATCGGTTCGGTGGTGGACTGGATCAATGAGCTGGTGGCCCGCATCAAGGGTGCAGCCGCCGCGCTGGGCTCTCTGAAAAACGGCCTCGGTGCAGCAAAAGATGCCTACAACGAGGCTTATTCCGACTCTATCGGCAGCTATCAGCAGTCGAAAAGAGATAAGGCAAGCCAGAGCCGCCTCGACAAGCACAATGAGCGGGTCGCACAGTCTCAAGCTGACGCGGCCCGCAGTTCCGACTCTTCCGGCGCGGCGGCATCTGCCACCGTTGCGGCCGCTGCGGCCACCTCTGCCGCCAAGAGCACAAAACAGGCCACGGCGGACATCATCAAATCCATCAGCGACACCACCACTGCGGTCAAGGACGGCGTGACCACCACCACCGAGACTGTCACCGAGACGCTGTCCAACGGCACCACCCAGCAGAAGCAGACCATCACCTCCACCAGCCGTCAGATGGTGGACGGCGTCCTCAAGGACATCAAAACCGTGGAGACCATCGCGGCGGACGGCAAGCGGACGGTCAGCCAGACCATGGAGACCGTGCGAGACGTAGTGAACACCGTGACGGCCACCACCACGGCCCTCGCGGACGGGGTCAAGACCACCACCCAGACCGTGACCAAGACCCTCGCGGACGGCACCACCGAACAGCAGCAGGTCATCACCCAGACGCAGGACAAGGTCATCGACGGAGCGCTCCGCACGGTGGAGACCGTCAAGACCATTGCCGCCGACGGCACCGAGCAGGTGGCCGAGACCATCAAGGACAGCTCCGCCAAGACCTTAGACGGCCTTTGGAAAGAGATTCAGGACCGCGCCAACGAGGGCATCCTCGGCACGGTAGACACCCTGTGGGAAGCCGTGAAGAGCGGCGACTGGGTGGGCATCGGCAAGTGGGCGGCATCCGCCCTCTACTCGGGCCTCACCGCCGACCAGAAGCAGCAGCTCACCGACTATGCCCTCTCGCTGGTGGACGGCCTGAACGGCGTCCTCGGCGACGCGGCGGGCAGTCTGGCGCAGACGGCGTGGAGCCTCGGGCAGAGCCTCTACAACGGCATCACCGGCAAGTTCGGCGACATCTCCTCCATGGCCGTCAAGATGGGCGGCACCCTGAAAAGCGTGTTCGGCGCACTCAAGGTCCCGCTGGCCGCTGCGGCCAAGGCCATCAGCGCCGGCCTCTCCGGCGGTCTGCTGAGTATGTTCCCCGCCATCTATGCGGGCTTCGCCGGCATGATTGGCACCATCGGCGCAGCCGTCGAAGGGATGCTGGCCGCCATCAGCGCGGCCCTCACCTCCACCCTCTTCGGCATCCCGGCGGGCCTCGTGGTGGCCGCTGCCGCCGTCGCTCTGGGCGTCGCCATCGCGGCCATCGTGTCCAAGCTGGGCGGAAGCCGCAGCGGCGGCGGAAGCTCCTCCGGGGGCGGCAGCGGCGGGGGCGGGAGCTCCGGCCTCGACATCGACACCCCCAGCATCACCGACGGGTCGAACAAGCTGACAGACACCATCGACGCCAACACCGCAAAGCTCACCGAGATCAACAAGTCCCTCGCCAAGCTGGTCAAGAGCGCAAACGCCCTTGTCCTCAGCGACAACATGGCCGTGAGCAGCCGGGTGGCAGCATCCGGCACGGCGCAGATCGCCGCCGCTGCCGGCAGCTACCGCGAGGGCGACACCAACATCACCCAGAACATCTACTCCAAGGCCCACACCGCCGCCGACCTCCAGCGCGAAGCCCGCTGGGAGGCCGACCGCGCCAAGGCCCAAAAACGCTGAAAGGAGGTCCACCATGCGCAAAGACCATCTCCGCCTCGTGACGGACGCCGGGGCCGCCCTCGACCTCGGCTGGGACTACGGCATCCCCTACCAGATGGATGGCCTCTCGGGCGTGGACGTCACCCTCAAGACGGCGCAGGGCGTCAACCAGCAGGGTGTGACGGTAGAGGGGCAGAGCGTCGAAGGCGTGGTCCACGAGGTCATCGCGGACTTCTGGGGGCCGGACAGGGAGGCGCAGGCTGACCGCTTTTTGCAGCTGCTGCCCTTTTTCACCTCCGGCACCGCCTATTTCGGGGACAAATACTTTTCCCGGTTCTTCCTGCAAAAGACCCCCTACACCGTCCAGCTCCACCCTTACCCCCGGCTGGACTTTATGCTCTACCGCCCCAAGCCCTACTGGTACAGCCTCGAGAGTCAGAACGCCGTCATGGGCGGCTTCATCCCGCGCTTCTTGTTCCCGGTCTGCTACGACAGCCACCAGTACAGCGAGTGGCGGCAGAGCTACTTCCTCAACATCCGCAACCCCGGGGCGCTGCCGGTGCCCTTTACGGCCAAGCTCCGCACCACCGGGCTTGTGGTCAACCCCGCCATCCGCAACTCCGTCACCGGAGAGCACATCGGCTTCGACACCACGCTCAAAGCGGGTGAGGTGCTGGAGATCTACCGCACCACCACCGACCGTCTGGCCGTCAAGCTCACCCGGGACGGCATCGAGTCCAACGCCTTCGCCCTGCTGGACGAGGACTCCGACCTCACCGAGCTGCACCCCGGGGACAACGTCCTGACCGCCGACGCCGACAGCGGCAAGGCGGGCCTGCAGGTCAGTGTGAGCTTCTACCCGATGATCGTCGGCATCCTGCCGGAGGTGATGAAATGACTTTTGACGTCTTGGATGAAACGACCCTCGCCCGCCTCGGGAACATCGGCGTGTGGGTATCGGTGTACTGGGATGAGCCGTACAACTCCGAGGGCAGTTTTACCCTCGAGGTGCGGCCTACACCCGAGAACATGGAGCTGCTGCGGGAGGGTCGCTGGCTCGTCCGCACCGACGCCGTGACCAAAGTACCCATGCGCATCTGCCACCGCTCCAACGAGAACGAGGACGCCAACCTCGTCGTCACCGGCTATCCGGCCATGTGGATCTTCACCAAGCGGGTCAGCGTCTCGACCATCAAGAAGGAAAACGCCGAGGCTGCCATGCTGGCCCTCGCCAAGGCAGCGGCTCCGTGGCCCAAGCTGGAGGTGGCCGAGGCGAAAGGCTTTGACACGAAGTTTGAGAACCAGACCTCGGGGAACACCCTCTTCGACTACTTCAAAACGGTGGGTTCTGCCTGCAACCTCGGCTTCCGGGTGGTGCTCACTGGTAAAAACAGCGCAAAAAAACTCATGTTCGAGGTCTGGCGGCCCACCGCAGACCCCAACAACCGCTTCTCGCCCAAATGGGGCAGCCTGCGGGAGGCCAGCTGGGCCTTCGGCGACGGCAGCTATGCCAACGTCGCCCTCGTGCTGGGGGCGGGCGAGGGCGAGGAGCGGGCCATGGTCTGGGCAGGCGACACCGAGGCTGAAGGAGCGGAGCGCCGGGAGATGATCGTGGACGCCCGGGACATCCAGCCGGACGAGGACAGCGGCGAGACGATCAGAAGCGACAGCTACCTCCAGAAGCTGGCTGATCGGGGCGCGTCGAAGCTCCTTGAGCAGCTGCGCACCGGCAGCATCGAGATGACACTGGACGCCGACGGCCTCGAGCCGGGCGACGTCTGTTTCTGCTCTCTGCCGGATCTCGGCTACAAGGCCACCGTCCGGGTGGCCGACATCATCATCCAGAGCCAGACCGATGGAACTACCCGCACTGCGCGGCTGGGCACACCGGTCTGGCACAAGAGCTAGGAGGCGATATTTTGAGCACCGCAGGCATCGTGACCTACCCTCTGGGCGGCATCACCTACGACGCCGAGGACGCTGCGGCCTACTTTTCCACCCGCACCAGCGGCGTCTTCTCCACGGAGGAGGACTTCGCTGTGGCCCCGGCAGAGGGCACTAGCGTGACCGTCAGCGGAGGCCGGGCGTGGCTGCATCCCAGCCGGTGGGCCGGATTCAGCGTCACCGCCCGGGAGGACACCACCCTCACCCTCCCGCAGGCGGACAGCTATCTTCCCCGCATCGACCGCATCGTGCTGCGGTACGACGCCACCAGCCGCACCACCACCCTGCAGGTCTTGCAGGGGGCCGCAGGCTCCTCGCCGACGGCCCCGGACATCTCCCGCACTGAGATGGTCTACGACCTCTGCCTCGCCGAGGTCGCACGACCGGCGGGGCAGACTTCCCTCACCACCGCCGACATCACCGACACCCGCACCGACGAAGCCCTCTGCGGCCTCATGCGGGACGGAGTCACCGGCATCCCCATGGACGAGCTGGGCCGGCAGGCGCTGGCAAAGGCCAAGGAGACGGCGGCGCTCTGTGATGCGTTGCTGCAAAGCTACACCGGCGGCTATCTCGGCATCTGGCCCGTCACCCTGACGACCAGCGGATGGACGAAGTCCACCGACCTTCCCAGCTACCCCTACAAGCAGACCGCCGAGCTTCGCGCCGCCCGAGAGTCCAGCAGACCCGAAGCCGTGCCCGCCCTCGACAGCTTCAACACAGCCATCGCGGCAGGCATCGCAGGCGTATGCGAGACGAAAGACGGCACGATCACCTTCTGGGCCGAAGAGGTGCCGGAGCAGGACATCCTGATGCAGGTGACGCTGCTGGGGCCGAAGACTGCAGAAAATCAACAGGAGGCATGATATGATCGAACTTAGCGTATCTCTCGCCTCCAACGGCGCTGCAAAGCTGGCAGGCTATGAGCAGATGCTTCGCTTTGGCTACACCAAAAACCGGGGCGTGTACCGCCTTGCTGTCACCGCTTCCGGCGAGTGGGATGGCCTGACCATCCGGGCGTTTTGGCACACATCGGACGGCAAAGACCCGCCCTCCTCGCTGGTGGTGGACGGCTATGTGGATGTACCCGCAAGCGTGACCGCACAGTCCGGCAATGGCTGCATCACCTTTGAGGGCAGCGACGGCGTCAAGACCGTGACCAGCGCAGACCTGCGGTATCGTGTCAGCGCCAACAGCGGCACAGAGGACGGCACAGAGCCGGAACCGGGCACCCCTGCATGGCAGCAGCTGGTGGATGCCGTGCACACCGATGCCACCGCCGCAGAGCAGGCCAAGACCGATGCACGGACGGCAGCACAGCAGGCCGGGGCATCTGCCAAAAAGGCCGGACAGGCTCTTTCTGACACCATCGCCGCCAAAGAGGACGCACTGAAAGCCATCGGTGACAAGCAGACCGCCGCCACGCAGGCTGTGGACACGGCCCGGGACAAGGCCCTCCAGCAGGTGGAAGCCTCTACCAAAGCCGCCCAGACCGCCGCCAGTGAAGCCGCCACCAGTGCAGGCAGTGCCAGCCAGAGCGCAGCTAAGTCCCGTGCTGCTGCAAGTAATGCCAATGCATCAGCCGAAAATGCTGCGCGTGCACAAGTTACAGCATCTCAACTCGCAGGACAGGCAGCGGACCGCGCGTCTGAAGCTCAAAACAGCGCCACTAAGGCTGCTGCGAGCCAACAGGCCGCCGAAAGCAATGCAGCAGCTGCACAAGGGAGCGCCACAAAGGCCGATGCCTCCGCTTCTACAGCTGTTCAGGGGCAACAGCGCGCGGAGGCGGCAGCGACCCGCGCCGAAACCGCACAACAGCAGACTGAAAGTGCCAGCACTGACGCGCTGGATAAAATCAGCTCTGCAAAAACTGATGCCCTGAAAGCATTGGACACGAAGCAGACTTCTGCCACCACTGCAGTAGAAAGTGCTCAAGGAAAAGCTCTTGACGCCGTGACTGATGCTCAGGACACCGCTACGCAGGCTGTACAGGCGGAGCAGGCGTCCGCAACCACCGCAGTGAAAAAAGCCGGTGCGGAAGTGCTTACATCGATTCCCGAGGACTACCAGACTACCGTGCAGAAGGTCAAGGAGCTGGATGCGCAAAAGGTCGAAACGGACGAAGCGATCAGCGCAGTAAAGGCACGGCAGAACATCTTCACAGGCAGTGAAACGGGCAACCCGCTCAACGTTGACGACGCTTTCCCTGCACCCCTGTGCGGCCTGACCGTGTACGGTCGGAGCACGCAGGACGGCACACCCACGCCGGATGCACCTGTGCCTATCGTAAGTGCTGGTGAAAATGGGAGCGTGGCGGTGAAGGTGACGGGGAAGAATCTGTTTTATGAACAGGGGTTTCAACAATATTTTATCAACTCGGTAGCAGACCGTGTTGGTTTGGCCGTCGGAAATGTATCAAGTGTTTTGCAAGTGGTTACAGGAGCTAAATACTATGTTACGAGAAACAAAATTGGAACTAAATTCCGTGTTGCGGTCGTAGATGCACTACCCACTAAAGGCTCTATGGTTCGTCCGTCCAGCGCTATAAACGCGGATTCAAAACGACAAGTAGAAATTTCTGCTACATCCAAGTACATGGTCATTCAATGTGAGGATGAAGCAGCTTTCAGTGAGCTAATGGTGTCGTTGGATTCATCCACCACCTACTCCTCCTACCGTGAGCAACTCCTCACCCTGCCCACTCCCAACGGTTTACCCGGTATCCCTGTCACATCTGGCGGCAACTACACCGATCAAAGCGGCCAGCAGTGGGTGTGCGACGAGGTGGACTTAAAGAGAGGGGTGAAGGTGCAGAGGGTGAACGCTGTAGACTTGTCAACCGGTGTCATTACGGGTAACACTAAGCTTGCGGTAACAAAACGACTTGCGATTGAGTTGCCACTCAAAGGTAAAGATTATACAGTACAAGCCCTATGCAATAGATTGCCATGTTTAGTTTCGTTTACTAGCGATGCCATTCACTTTTATGTAGACACATCCCATGCGCAGGTTTTTATTCCCATTGGCGCTAAAAACCCGGAAGAAGGAGAATACATTTTATTCTACGCTCTCGCCACCCCCATCGAAACTCCGCTCACCCCTGCTGAAATTGCTGCTTACAAAGCCCTCACCGCTTACGCGCCCGACACAGTGGTGCAAGCGAGCGACGGCGCAGTGGTAAAGCTGGAATATCAGCGCGATGTGAACATTGTAATCAAAAAGTTTGAGGACTCCATTGCGTCCATGACTACCACCTAAAGGAGATATATATTATGGCTATCAAAAGTAAAGCACGGCATGACCTGACCTTGCGCTCCATCAAGCGGGAAATTGCCGCAGGACGTGACGTGGCATACTGGCTGGACAAGGCGTACACCCATCTGGACAGTGGCCTGCTGACAGAGGACGACATTGCAGCCGTGGAAGCCCTTGCACAGGCGTACTACGATGCGCTGGACGCTGAGGATGCGGCGGACGCTGAGGAAATCACACAGTAAGGAGGCTAACCTATGGCATTAGGCAGCGTAAGCGTCCCCGGCGTAAGCAAGAAAACAAAAGAAAGAATGATGTACATGGATGGCAAGCCGCACCTCTTCAGCGCTGCCGGACAGGCAGCACGGGAGGTGTGACCATGGCACTCGGTTCTGTAAGCACCCCTCCCTTCACCCGGGCGGAACTCGTGCGCCTGATAAATCAGAAGTCGTACCCGGATGGGAAGCTGGTGTACACCGGCGCGACATCCTTCACCTATAAAAGCGACGGCTTACTGACGCTCCCAGATGAAGTCGATTATGTAAAATTGACCTGCCAATCATGCAGCTCGAACACCCCTGAGTACGCAGTGCCAAATGGAACCAAGCTTGCAAGAGGCTCCAGCATCCAAACTAACGGAGTGGGGATAAGCTTCAGCAGCGAGGGTCTTTTGAAATTTGTGGGCTACAACTCCGTCTATAAACCTTATGGAGCCTCTTACATCGTCGAGGGCTACCACTACTACTGACAAAGCGAAAAGCAGCCCCGGGGTGGGGCTGCTCAAAAGAAAGGTCGTGACTTTTATGTCGATTCGTGAATACAGCCTCAGCCGGGACTCCACCCGGCAGCTCTCACCCAGCTTCAAGGTGCGGGAGTTCGCCTGCAAGGGCAGCGATGTCGTGCTCCTCGACGACGAACTGGTGGTGCTGCTGCAGTGCATCCGGGAGCACTTCGGCAAACCGGTACATATCACCAGCGGCTACCGCACCGCCGCCCACAACGCCGCCGTGGGCGGCAGCAAGTCCAGCCAGCACCTGCTGGGCCGGGCAGCGGACTTCTACGTCGAAGGTGTGGACGTGGCCGCTGTGGCCGCCTACGCCGAGACCCTGCTGCCCGGGCGGGGCGGCATCGGGCGCTACCCGAAGGACGCAAAGCATCCCAAGCGCAAGACCGGCTGGGTGCATATCGATACCCGGGCGAATAAGAGCCGGTGGAGTATGTGAGGGGGTGATTCCGATGCAGTTCATCCTCGAATACTGGGCACAGTGGGCTTTCGCGCTGATGGGCGGGGCCGTCCTCGCAGCCATCCCCAAGATCAAAGCCCTCTGGCAGGCCGTGCTGGCCCTCCTGCATGACCGCATCTACACCGAGTGTTACCACTTCCTCAGCCTCGGCCATATCACCCCCGACGGCCTGCGCAACCTCACCTACCTCTACAAGACCTATCACGCGATGGGCGGCAACGGCACCGGCACAGAGCTGTACAACCGCGCCAAGGCCCTACCCATCCACGACTGACCGCCCGGCCTCGCCGGGAGAAAGGACACACCATGAACGCACATATCACCACCACCCGCACCGTCTCCGCTGCCACCATCGCCCGCACCGCTGTGCTGGCTCTGGCCCTCATCAACCAGATTCTGAGCGCTCTGGGCAAGCCCGTGCTGCCCATCGAGAGCGCCCAGCTCGAACAGCTCATCTCCACCGGCTTCACCACCGTGTCTGCGCTGGTCAACTGGTGGTTCAACAACAGCTTCACCAAGGAGGCCATTCAGGCCGACGCCGAGTTTGAGCGCCTGAAGAAGAGCGTGAAGTAA